CTGTCGTTTCCTGATTCTGGTGCCGGCCTTTTTCTTTCTGCGCCCGCAGCGCAGCCGCACTTCCTGCCTTCCATGCCATCCTACATCCTCCTTAAAATCCTGCGTTCAGCATTGCTTTGTCGATCACGTCGTCCGACGCGCCCATGTTCATCAGCCGGGTCGCGATCTCGTTGGCGTTCAGACCCTTCGCCTTCCAGCCCTTTGCGTAGCTCAGGGCGTTGCTGTAGGGCATTCCGGTGCTTGTGTTACTCGTCTGCCCACTCGTTGCCTTTTGCGTCGTGTGATTTCCGGTGTTCGAGAGCCGCAACTTCGAGCTGGCCGGGGTATATGGTTCCACTACCGGCGGGGCCGTAAGCGTCCCTGTGGTGCCGCTCACCGTCTCCGGTTCCAACCATCCCGCATCGGTCAGAACCTCCTTGTAATGGCTGTAGAGCGGATTCGTGTCCTTCATGCTGGAAAATTTGTTGGCCATGCTCGTGAGCTGGCTGGTGGTGTATCCGCTTGCTGTGCCGGAGCTGCCGCTTCTGCCCGAAGATCTTCTCCCGGAGCCCGAACTGCTGCCCGTCTTGGTGGCCGCCGCCTTGGCCGCAGCGGTGGAAAGCAGTCGGCTCGTCAGCGTGCCGTAATTGCCCGCTGCGCTGGCGTCCATGCCGTACATCTTCAGCAGGTTGGCCGCTGCTTCCTGATTTCCGCTTGCCACCAGAGAAGCCGCGGTGCTCAGCACACTCGCCTGATCGTCCCGCGTGATAGGTGCCCCAGTGTAATTCGCGAAGGCGTCCGCGTTCAGGCCGTACCGGGTCAGCACGTCGCTGGCCGCATCCCCAGCGCCCTGCGTGTACAGGTTGAACGCCTGTTGGTAGGCGCTCAGGGCGTCGCTCTGATCGGTGCGGTTCTTGTTGTACTCCCACTGTTCCCGCGCAAACTCATTTTCCCACTGCTGCTGCGTGTACCCCATGTACCCGTCGTAGGCGCTCTTGGCCACATTGCCCACGGTTCGGATGCCGTTCCAGAGGTTGTTCCAGTAGTTGTCGTTCTCGTTCCGGGCCTGTGCGCTCTGGTTGGCTAAAAAATTCTGCCGGTTGTACCAGTTCGAAAGGTTCGAGCCGTATGCCGAGCGATCCAGCGCTTCGGTGTTTCCCATCCCGGAAAGGGCTTCCACCAGCCCGCTCTGCCGGTTCTTGTATTCATTCAGCGCCCGGCTGCGCAGGGCTGTCAGGGCGGCGTCCACGTTCGCGGTGGCCGCGCCCTGTCCCTGTGCTGCCAAGCTGTCCGCCCAGCTGTTGCCGTACCCGCCGCTCAGCGCCGCCGCGTTGGCCCGCGTGTTGTCGGCGGCCGCCGCTGCCGCGTCGGCGGTCTGGTCGCGGTACTGCTGGTAAGCCTTCGCCAGCTCGCTCCCATCGTACCCGCTGCCGATCTCCCCGGTCAGCGCGTCCATAGCCTCCTTGTTCTGGCTCACATAGTCCGCCGGGCGGTTGGCATTCCATTCCTGTTCTTCCTGCTCCGCCTTGTTCTTCCGCTTCAACGTATCAAACAGCATATCGTTACACTCCTTCCAAGCCACTCAGATCGGCACGCCCATCGCCCGCAGCACCCACGGCAGCACCATCGCACCCACCTGTGCCACGTTCCCCCAGAACTTCGTCTTGTTGGCCGTGTTCTGCTGCTTCTCGCCCACCGCGTCGGCGTATTCGTTCTGTGCGTTGTTGAGCTGGCTATAGTAATTGTTCAGCTTCGTGTTATAGGCATCCTGCGCCAGCTGCTCCTGCTTCTGCAATGCTTCCAGCCGGGTGGTCAGGTCGTTCTTCTTCGAGGTGTACTCGTCGAAGGCTTGGCTGTACAGGTCATCCACCGCGTTGCTCAGCCCCGCCATGGTGCTCTGATAGGCCGTCTGCCCGTTGGTGCTGGCCCAGCTGTTGCCGTAGCCGCCGGTCTTGCCCGCCGCCTGTGCCGTGGCGTCCTCGCTGGCCAGCTCTGCGCCGCGGGTGTAGCGGTTCTTGTACTGCTGGTAGGCGTTGTCCTTCGTGTAATCGTAGGAAAAGCCCTTTTTCGTCAGGTCGTTCAGTTCGCTCTGCGTGCTGCCGATCTGGCTGCCGTACTCGCTTTTGTACGCGCCCGGCATCTGGCTTTTCAGGCTGTTCAGGTTGCTCTGCGCCGCATTCACCCGGTTCGTCGTTGCGGTGTTGCTGGCCTTGCGGTTGTCTATGTAGTTCTTTCCCGCGTTGACCACGTCCTGCGTTATCCGTACAGCGCTCCATCCGGGAATCCAGTATTCCCACCATTGTCCACTTGCCATTTGTCTTGTCTCCTTCCATTTTTAACTGCTCCCCATCGGGGAGCTGTCTGCAACGCAGACTGAGGGGTTCCTCTAAGCAGAGCTCTACGGGTTGCGGCTCCCAGCGTCTGCTTCGCTTTGCTCGCATCCTGCTGGCCGCTGCCCCAACAGCTCCTCCCTGCTTCCGCCACTGGCGGCGGTCGTCGCCGTTGCACCTTGGGGGAGCTGCAAGCAGCTCCGGCATCGCCGGACTGCGCGCTGAGAGGGCAAGCCCGCTGCCCGCGCGCCGAGAGGTTTAATCCACCTTTAACCCCATTGCGGTGAGCTTGTCCCGCATGGTGTCGGAAAAATTCGTCTCGTCCAGATTCTGCATCATGTACAGCATCTGATCCCGGAGCTGCATCAGGTAGTTGTTGATGGCCCGCGCATCCTCCGGGTTCATGTCTTCGCTCAACTTCGGCAAGCTGATCTCGCCTAAGCGTGTAATATCCGCCATATCAGTTCCTCGGTTCTCCTCCGGCCACCCGGTTGCCCCGGCTGTCCGCCATGGTAAAGGCGACGCTCCGCACCGCGATCTGCCCCGTTCCGGTCAGCCGCAAGCGCATCGTGTCGTGCCGTGTTGGCCCAAAGGGCAGGTTGACCCGCGTGTATTTGTTCAGCACCGCTGCCTCGCCCAGCGTCTCCCACGCCCCGCCGTCGTAGCTGGCTTGCAGCTTCACCACGCTGTAGGACAGCGCATCCACCCGCAGCGTCACCCGGCTCACATATTTGTCCGCCGGGGTGTTCAGGCCGATGTCGCCGGTCACCGCGTCGAAGGCCACATTCTTTTCCAGCGCCGCTTTGGCCTCGTCGGTGTCCCGGTCGGCCTCGCGGTTCGGCTCTGTGGCCCAGAGGCTTGCGCCGTCCCATTGGTAGAGCTGCCGCCCCGTGGAGCACATAGCCCAGCCCTCGGCTTCGCTGTCCCCGGCCACGTCCTCCTCGTGCCAGAGCTGCCGTTCGGTGTCGTACACCAGCAGCCTCGTTTCGCCGGTGCTGGGCTGCCGCATGTGCAGATAGTACCGGGTATCCAGCACGCCGCCCACCGCACCGCGCACGTTCATCAGCCATGTGCTGTCCAGCACGCCGCTGATCTTCACGGGCAAGCTGCCGTCCCACGCCATCACGCCGTCGTTGCTCAGGTAGTACAGCACTTCCGCGATCACACACAGGCTGCGGCTTGCGTATTTCGCCACACCGCGGCACTGGACGCTCACCAGCCGGAAATCCGCCGGGCGGCTGCCGTAGAGCTTGTGCAGAGTGTTCTCTTTGAAAAATAAGGCGTAGCCCATGCAGGTGGCGGCGCCGGTGAATTCGCCGTCGCTGCCCACGGTCACAGCGTAGCTGTCCGCAGCCGTTCCCCGGTAGGAGAACCAGTTGGTCGGGTCGCCCAGCTTGCAGCCGTAGATCACATTCTCCCGGCTGGAGCAGCCCCATACCCGGTTGTCGCATTCGGTCAGGAAGTCGAGGTCTGGCACCCGCCGCTCCACCCGGAACAGTTCGGGACTGCCCTCCAAGCCGCTGCCCTTTCCGTCGATGCTCCGCCAGCTGAGACGATCTCCCTCCTTGGTCAGGGTCCCGTAGAAATAATCGCCACCGGGTTCCGCCTTTACCTGCACGAAGTCGTCTCCCTGTGCATACACTACGCGGTCCCCCGTCAGCTCCTTCCAGTACCCGTCTTCGTTGGCCCCGATGCCGCTGATCGTCACCGTGTCCCACACCGCAAAATCCTTTCCGATGCCCGTTGCCTCGATCTTGCAGTAGTTCAGCTCCACCGCCGACCAGCTCCCCAATGTCTTGTTGTACACTTCCAGCACGCTTTCGCTGCTGTAGGGTACTTGGCTGTTGATGACTTTCAAGAAGACCTGCCCGTCCGTGGGATTGTCCGGCTCTTTTGCGGCGTGCCCGGTGGCGGTGTAAGTCCGGCCCGCCGCATCGCAGGGCGTCAGGGTCACAGTGCCGGTGCTCTCCCACCCAGCGCCCAGCGGGGTCAGGCTGCCGGTCTTGGTGTCAAAAGCTGCTTTGTCCGGGAAGAGGATGATCTTCGTGCCCATGCCCACCATGATCTTCTCACTGTCGCTCACGGCGTTTTTCAGCACGATCTCTTCCTCTGCGGCCGGCGTGGCAAGCGTTTCCTCATGGTCGGCCTTGTATCGCAGCGTCGTCCCCTCGCACAGGAGCATTCCGTTCAGATGGTACATCCCGTTGCAGTGTTCCACTGCTTCCATCTTCCGCCGGGGCGTCCGGGTCTGTAACGCCGGATAGCCTCGGCTGGAAAAATTCTGCATCCGGGTAAATTCCGCCTCCGCACAGGCATAGCTCTCATTCAGCCCGCCGAAGGCCGTCAGGCTGCTCCGCCCGGTCGAAAGGCTGTATACGCTCGGAAGCGCCATTTCAATACCTCCATTTCGTGTCCATTTTCGGCAGGTAATGCTGGCGGCACCAGATGGCAAATTCCTCTTGGCAGTTGTTCGCCACCTGCATCTCGTTGGCATACCGGTCGGTCTCGCCGAGGGCAAGGTCCATCTGGGCGCTCAGGTAGTGCGGGTAGTAGTCATCGTAAGGCTGGGGCAGCATCAGCTCGGCATCCTGCCGCAGCATCTCCTCTTCCCGGTCGTACAGCACATCCGCGCCCACAGCGTCGAAGGCGTCGGTGTCGCTTTTCTCCACCACGCTTTTCCGCAGCCCCGCATCCGCTTGCCGCAGCCATAAGATCTTCAGCTCGCGGTCGAACCCGTTGTTGGCCCGCAGCTTGTCCGCCAGCTCAATTGCTTTTCCTACCGTCATTGGGCAGCTCCTCTCTGTCGCGGAGCACTCCCGCTCCCGACACCATAAACTTTTTCGTCCAGTACAGCCCCACCGTCCTGCCAAGGGCTCCCCTACTAGGGGAGCTGGCAGCGCGGAGCGCTGACTGAGAGGTTATCAAAAATCCCCGGCACAGCGGTGCCGCCGGGCCGGGGTTCGATTTTGTGTGCGCTGAGAGGGCAAGGTCACTCCCCGCGTGCGATGATGGCTTCCATCCGCGCGGCGCTCTGGGCGTCCTGCTCCTCGCTGTGCTGGATCACTTCCGCCACCTCCGGCGGCACCTGTACGGTCACACCGCGCTTGATCTGGTAGTTCACGCCGTTCACGCTCACGAACAGGTCGCCCTTGTAGCGCCCGTTGTCGCTGAACAGCCGGATGCTCACCATTTCACCGTCGTTTTCTTTCTTCACTGCTGCCATTTTCCCGGCTCCTTTCGTATCCCATATAAATCTGCAAAACCGAAAAATTCCCGCCGTTTAGTTCGCCGACGCACTGGCCGAATAGGTCGAAACGCTCTCAATGCGGATCATGTACTGCTCCACCAGACGCTCTGCCGTCTGGGTGGCCTTCCAGCCCACGGATGCACGCTGGTTCAGCGGGTCGTCGCCGTAGCCCAGCTGCTTTACGATGTGTTCGAGGCCGCCGCCCTCGATCTCGGTGGTGCCGTAAGCGTGTGCGCCGAGGATCAGGGTAGCGAACACGGCCAGACCCGCCGGGCAGGTAGCGTCCTTCCAGATCTTCGCCTCGCTGGTCTCCACGAACCGCACACCGTGCAGCTTGCCGATCTCGCCGTTGTAGATCTCATCCGGCTGGGCGTACTTGTGCACGTCGATCCAAGCCGGGTCGCTGCGCAGGTCGTAGGAGATGTAAGGATGGATGATGGCGATGTAGCTGCCATCAATGGGGTCGCCGCCTTCATGATGAGTTCGCTGGTCAGCTTGGCCGTCTTGTCCAGATTGGCGCGGCTCTTCACCTCGGTCTGTACGCCGTCTGCCACCTTGGGCGCGTAGATGACATTGGTGCCGCCCACAAGGATGTCGCGCACCACGCTGTCAATGGTGCGGCCCGCCTGAGAGGCAAGGATCTTGGTGGCCTGAACGATGTTGTTGTCGATGGCGGTCAGCTGCAGCGTGTCGGTGATGGGGGTCCAGCCGCCGTACTGCTTCACCTCTGCCGTCACGGTGGAGACGTTCAGGTTCTGGCCGTCGGGGGTCACGCCCTCGGTCAGAGGCGTGGTCGCCTTGGGCAGACTGTCGTACTTGCGGAACTCGATGGTCTTGCCGCCGTTGGCCGGGATGGGGTACTTATCGCCGAACTGGTCGTGCACCAGTGCCGGTTCCGCCTGATCCAGCAGCCGCTTCTCGTAGTAGGTCTTCATCTCGGCGCTCATGCCGGATGCGGTCGTGGTGTTCTGCAACTGTGCGCTGGCCTGTGCGAACATCTGCAGGTTCAGCTTCATGGTCTTGTCCTGCATGTTTTTTCCTCCTGAAATATTTTTGTTCCTCTAAGCAGAGCTCCCACTTCGGGGGAGCTGCAAGCAGCTCCGGCTTCGCCGGACTGCGCGCTGAGAGGGCTACAACGTAATGATCTCCCCGCGCAGCACCCGTTTTTCCAGCGCCTCGCGGTCCTTACGGCTCATGTGTTCCACGTCGAGGTGGGTCTGCACCGCGCCGCCGGGGCGGGTGCCGTTCTCAGCCGGGCGGCTGGCCCGCTGCTGCACCCGGTTCAGCACGCCCTGCTCGGTCTGCTGGGCCGTTGCGGCAGTCTGCCGGGCCATCAGGCGGTCAAAGTATGCTGCCCGGTAGGCTGCTTCCATCGAGCAGCCCGCCCGCATCATCTTCTCCACTTCCGGGTTTGCCAGCACCTCTTCCCGATCGAAATCCGGGTACTTGGCTTTCAGTGCTTCGGCCTCGGCGTCCCACCGGCCCTGAATCTGTGCGATCCGGGCCCGCTCGGCTGCGGCTTTCTGCATCTGCTGGGCCGCCTGTTGCTGGGCGGTCAGGCGCTTGTTCTGGGTCTCCAGCTTGTCCATCTCCCGCGCGGTCCTCACAGAGATGCCCTTTTCCATGGCAATTTTTTCGAAATACGCATCGTCCTTCACCACGCCGTTGCGGATGGCGTCTGTCAGGGCCGTAAGGTCGGTGGCGTCGGTGCCGTACTTCTCTGCGATGGCTTCCAGCAGCCCCCGCATCTCCGGGCTGGCTTCGAGGTTCTGCGCCGCGATCTGCACCGCGTTCTGCATCATCTCGTCGGCAAGATCCTTGTACTCGCCGCTCATCATCTGCCCGAACGCCTTCCGCCGCTCCGCCGGGCTGGGCTTCTTGGCCTCCTCGCCCGCTTCGCCTTCGCCGTTCTCGCTGCCGCTGCCCTCCGCCTTTGGGTCAGTACTGCCTTGTTCGTCCAGAGCAGCGTTTTCCGTCCTGCCAAGGGCTCCCCTACTGGGGGAGCTGTCTGCGCCAGCAGACTGAGAGGTTTCTCCGGCTCCGCTGCCACCATCGCCGCCCTCGGCAAACAACTGCAACTCCATGGCTGCATCGCACCCGACGCACACCTTTTGGAAGCTCACATTCTTCGGGTAGGCATTCGCCAGCAGGATCAGGCCGTCCGCGACCAGCTCAAACTTGGCCAGCATATCCGGGGTGCTGTCAGCCAGAATCCGCATTTCATTGGTTCCGCCGATTTGCCGGCAGCTCGCCGATGTGTTCTCGTCCTCCGCCGCACTGTACGCCAGCGTCTGCATCAGCGCCGATACCCCGGCGCACACGATGTCCTTGCCCTTCTCGGCATATCCCGCGTGCCCTGCCGCACGCAGCATCATTCTGCCGTTTTCCGGATTCACTTCGTAAACGATCTGAATCATTTGCTC